AAAAGATCTTACTGGTAAACTGCTCGAGGCCCAGGGTAAAGACTCAATGGCAGACCAATGGGAAGTAGTAGAGTTTCCTGCAATTATAAACGACAAACCTATGTGGGGCAATTTTTGGTCCATGGAGGGTTTACAATCAGTCAAGGCATCTATACCTCTAACCAAGTGGCAAGCACAATGGATGCAACAACCTACATCCGAGGAAGGTGCACTTATAAAGCGTGAATGGTGGCAAGAATGGGAACCAGAAGACATACCACAATTAGAGTTTATTATACAATCATACGACACAGCATTTAGCAAAAAAGAAACGGCCGATTTTTCTGCTATAACAACGTGGGGTGTATTTGATCCTGACAACGGCAAAGGCAAAGCGTTGATACTACTTGATGCAAAACGTGATCGTTGGAATTTTCCTGAATTAAAACGCGAGGCCATGGAACAATACAAGTATTGGGAACCAGAAATGGTAATTATAGAAGCAAAAGCGTCTGGCATGCCTTTGACACACGAATTACAAAAAATGGGTATACCTGTAATTAACTTTACACCGTCTAAAGGAAATGATAAGCATACAAGGGTTAATAGTGTAGCACCGCTTTTTGAAGCCGGTGCAATTTGGGCACCAAAAAAGACTTTTGCCGAAGAGGTCATAGAAGAATGCGCAGCATTCCCTTTTGGCGATAATGACGACTACGTGGATTCTACCACGCAAGCCTTAATGAAATATAGACAAGGTTATCATGTTACGTTAGAAGATGACTTTGAAGACGAACCGACAGATAATACCAGGAGGAGGGATTATTATTAATGGCGTTACCTAAATACGATTCAACAAATCCTTATGAGGTACAACCTCAAACGTTTTACACGCAATTACCTGAAGAAGATAAATTAAAATATCTTTATAATTTGCGTAACAATATTTACGGTTATGATAACACCATAGGCGAAGAAGCATACCAATCATTATTACAAGATGATGACATAACACGTTTTCAATCACAATTATTACCTTTACAAGAAGAATTAGCTGACATTGTAGAGCAGGGTGCTGTGTATACAGGTGAAGGAGAAACTGGTTTTGATATAAGTAATTTACCTGCTGATAAACAAATGGATTTTTATGATGTGTATGATCAACTCACAGATACGTACAATAATTACATAGCTAGAAATGATCCAAATGCATTTCCTATGACAGAAGAAGCAAAAGCTGAAGAAGCTGGTGGATTATTAGAAGCAATTACAGGAACTGCAAAAGATATTGGTAGAGATTATTATAATTTAGGATCTACAACATTAGGATTTTTATTAGGCATGAATCCAGTTATTGGTCCAGGAGATCAACTTATAACTGGCGGCGACATGTATGATTATTTAATGGATGAAGGATTATATAAAACACCTCCAGGTGAAGATCCATTGTTTACAAAGGGTAGTCTTATGGATACTCTTGGTTTTAATGAATTATATGCAGCAAGTGAAGTAAATCCAAATAACCCGTATGCTGATCAAGCAGGTTATGCAAGATTTATTGCAAACACTTTACCATTAGTTCTTACAGGCGGAAGAGGTATTTTAGCAAACGCAACAAGTAAATTATCTCCAAGACTACAAGCAGCAGCTGGTCAAATGTTTCCATTTTTAACAAAACGAGGATCATTCTTTCCGCCAAAAACAAAAGGAACTGGATTTGCTAGTTACCTTAATCCTCTTAATTATAGTTATACAGCACCAAGCACCACAAGAAACGTTGCATTAACAATGGGATTGAGTGCACCTCAATTTATAGGTAATGCAGAAGCTGCGTTGCCTACAGACGACATGATGTTAGGATTAAATCAATATGATCCAGTGACGGGTAATCAGACTCCAGTAATTTTTGATAGTTACATGGTAGACAAATTAGATAACTTATATAATCAACAACAAAGCGCCGAGGACCCAGGACCTAGAAACAATTACCAAGGATTATAATGGCCACAGCTGGTATCAGTAGAGCTTTATTATCTTCTATTCTTAGAAGATCTAAAAACATACAACAAAAAGCTCTTAACAAACCTTTTGCTGCAGACTATTTACGAAGAGCAGCACGTTATCCAGATAGAAATATAATAGGAGGTAAAAGAAAAACACCAAAATACGCAACAGCTGTATCACCAAAAGTTTATAATAATTTTGTAAAAGATTTTGCTAAAGCATACAAACAAGCTGATGTTGAAGGAATAACTTCTTTAAAATCAGGTATGAATATATTTGGTTCTAACTTTTTCCAAAACGTAAAAAAAGCAGCAAAAAGAAAAAATTTATTAGATAGAGCAGACACAGACAGAATAAAAACTTTACAAGAACAAAGATTTGGTTTTCATGATTTTACTCATCCACGGTATAAAGCTAAACAAGATTTAGTAAATAAACAACGTGCAGCAATACAAGATATTTACAACGACATTATTAAAAAAGCACCAAAAGATCCTAACACAGGCAAAGCTATTTTAAGTGGTAAAAGAGAATTATATCCAGTTAGCATAATACCTAAACTAAAAAACAAATATCCTGATTTGTTTGCGGATGTTGAAAATAACAAAAAAGGCCAAGCAAAAATTTATAAAATAACTGAAGCTACACGTAGTGGGTCACGAAAGAAAATGGAATATCCAGACTTCCAAAAAGCTAGTGACAACATAGAAGAGCAAGCTATGTATATGCAAGTTCCTAATTTTACAGATGAAGCGGAGCTTGGTAAAATACCACGTCAATATTTAATTGATGTATTTAGATCAAGACCTAGTGAGTTTGTTACAGGAAATGCTAAAAAAGATGCAAACAGGTATTTACGTTTTTTACGTGATCAAAATTTTTTTGATCCACAAAGCCCTTACTATTACAAAAAAAATCCAGAGTTTGCAGAATACTATCTAACAAGAAAACCATCCGGTGCAGTGGCAGATTACAGAAGAGGTTTAGATTTATCACATGATGTACCAACCTTAATGCCAGGTGGTAGTAGAAAATTTCCTACCCAAACTCAAACCGTTCCTTTTTCAGGTGCAGAAATTGGTAGAACACATTATTTATCACCAAATGTAAATAGAATTTTACAACCTAAATTAGAATCACAAGCAATAGATGCTTTACAAAAAAAGAATTACAAAAAATTTGTAAAATTAGATGAGCAAATGATAAAAAATAATATTAGAACAACTATTACAGATCCTACCACAGGAGAAGTTTATCCAATGGGTGGTTACGCTGACATTGGATTTAACCGAGGTGGCATAGCGAGTTTATTAGAATAATGGTAATACCTAGCATTACACGTAGAGCTTTTATGAAGGGCATTGCAGCACTTGCTGGTAAATCAGCAATACCAAAAACTGTCAGCAAAGCCATGGAAGCAGTAACACCGTCATCAGTAAACGTGGACAGTGCACCGTGGATACAAAACATGGTAGGTTCTTTAAAAAGTATCGTTGATAACCGTAAACTTGAATCGTTGTTACCTAATGGTGCAGAAGTAAGATATGTTAAAGCACCTGCAAACGAATTTGATTCACATACTTTGTCTATTAAAACAGCTGACGGCGATAGAGATTTTATAAAATACCATGAAACAAAAGGCGATATAGATATTGAGTTTGATATTCGTGATGACTATCACAATAACCAACACATATACGTTAACAAAAAAACTGGTGCTACAGAAATAGTTGATGACAACTATTACATGACAGGACCAGAGGATTATGCAAAAGACGATCCAATTGTTTACGATGCAACAAGAGAAGCTATACGTAAAAAAATGATGCTTGCTGATGAAAAACCAGATGACTACATGTATGACTACATGTCAATGCCAGATGATTCTGAATATGGTTATTTATTTGAAAGATATGCAGATACGTTTTCACCTTCCGGTGGTATATTTAAAACTAAACAATTTGCTGATAACGAAAGAGCTAGAAAACTTATGCAGGAAGAAATGGATGAAATAATGTTTGAACAACAATTTAGAGATGGTAATATACACGGTTTTAATAAAGGAGGAGTTATGAAAGACGTTGTACCACCATTAGATGGTTATGCAGCTGGTGGCGTAGGTAAAAAAATAATACAAAGAGCTGCTCCAAAACTTTTAGATAAGTTACGTGAATTTGCACCACAGATTACAGGTAAAGTTGGAAAAGAAAAGTTTAAAGCTGTTAAATCTGGCGATACTTATTGGACTGTTTTTGATGAAGCAGGATTACCAATAAAAGATTTTGATAATGAAAAATTAGCTAAAGATTTTATTAAAAAGAAAGAAATATTCGATTCAGAATCATCTATGTACAAAGTAGGTAAATCTACTGATACACCTACCCAACCAGATACACCAGCAATGTTTTTCCGTTCTAGAGAAGAATTAATACAAGGACCACCAATGTTAGAAGGACAACAATGGTTAAATTATTTTAAGTCACGTGGCATACGTGACGCAGAAATGATGGACACGTCATTAGGTCCATTCTTAAATCAAAATTTAAAAAACAAAATATCTAAAAATGATTTAGTAAAAAAATATGATGAAACAGTTCCTGATTTTGACGTCCAGGTTTTAGGACAAGGCACTGACGGTGCTTTACAAAACATGTCAATTGACAGGTTAAGACAAATAGATCCGGCAGTTTTTTCTGCAGAAGCAAGACCAATTATAACAACTATACAAAATCAAATAAAAGACGTTACAACTACTCAAGCAGAAGATCAATTTTTAGGACGTTTAGACAACTTGTTTGACAAAGCTTACGGCATACCAAACGTTAGTAAAACTGGTATACCTGCAGACAACGCTATGGTGCCCTTTGAAATAAAACAATTAATGAATGAAATTTTAGCTGGCACAGGTAGAAGAGGCGCAGGTTTTAAAGCTGCTGCTTTTGCTGACAGAGCTAAATATTCTGGTCAACAAACTTTACCTGATGGATCAAATTACAGAGAGTTTGTTTTTAGTTATAAACCAAAAGGACCACGTAAAAACGAACCTGTATATTCTTATGCACATCAATTTGGTGCTGCTAAAACTGACAATGCTTTCATGCACGCGCGTGTGTCTGATAGAACAGATGAATTTGGTAATAGACTATTGTTTGTAGAAGAATTTCAATCAGATATGCATCAACCAATATCACGTGTTGTTCGTGAAGCAACAAAACAAGGAAAAGAAATTCCTCCATCTGGTAAATATGCACCACGTTTAGACGTAGAATCACCAGCATTAAACAAAGCTAATTTACAACAAATGGAATTAATACAAAGAAAAATAGATAAATTGTTAGAAACAAATCCTAATTCACCAAAGTTAGCTAAATTGTATGAACAAAAAGAAGAGATTAGAAACATAGAAAAAGCAAAAGCACAGAAAAGTGCGAAAGACACATCTGGTGTACCTGAAGGACCATTTAAAAATTCTCAAGATTATATGGAATTTTCAATTAAGTACTTGCTGCGTGTAGCAAAAGATGGTAATTACGATGGCGTGGCTTTTTCAACACCGGCTGTTAAAAACCGTAATTTGTCACCAGGTAGTAAAGATTACCAAGGTAATTTGTTTGCGTACGGAAACATTTTGAACAATGCAATACGTAAGGCAAAAGCAAAAACTGGGGCTGATTTGTTTGAAACGTCAATTGGTGCTAGAGGAGAATATCGTGGTGATATGAAGTATTACGGAGTTCCAGCACTGATGATAAAAGGCAACAAGAAGGCAATGGAAAAAATTAGCAAAGGATTGCCTGCTTATGCAAAAGGAGGTTTAACAAAAACTACACCTCCAGAAAAAGGACCACAACCATACGGCATCATGCAAGATGTTGTATCACCACTATAAGGGGAATAGATGGCTAAAAAGAATCAAAACAATAACATAGACAAAGCTTTAGAAGCATTACAAGGCGCTTTGGACCTAGAACCAACAGGTCAAGAAATACAATTACCAGAACAAGTGGTAGATTTTGAATCAGACGTAGAACTAACAGAAACACCAGACGGAGGTGCAGAGGTAAATTTTGATCCTAATGCACCTATCGACAAATCAAATATTCCGTTCGATGCAAACTTAGCTGATTACATCGACGAATCTGAATCCCGCAAATTTGCTAATGATCTTGTGGGAGCATTCGAAATGGATAAAGAGTCACGTAAAGACTGGGAAGATACCTATGTTAAAGGACTCGATATGTTAGGTTTTAAATATGAAGACCGAACACAACCATTCGAAGGTGCGTCAGGGGTCGTACATCCTTTACTTGCTGAATCTGTAACACAGTTTCAAGCTCAAGCTTATAAGGAACTCCTCCCCCCAAGCGGCCCCGTACGCACACAAATAGTTGGAGCAGTTACACCTCAAGTACAAGACCAAGCAGAGCGTGTAAAAGAATTTATGAACTATCAAATTACAACAAAGATGAAAGAGTATGATCCTGAAATGGATCAATTGTTATTTTACTTACCTTTGTCAGGTTCTGCATTTAAAAAAGTTTACTATGATCCAATGTTACAAAGAGGTGTATCTAAATTTGTAACAAGTGAAGATTGCGTAATAAATTATTTAGCAACTGATTTAGAAACTGCAGAAAGAATTACACACGTTGTAAAAATGACAGGCAACGAAGTTAGAAAGTTACAAGTTACAGGTTTTTACAAAGACATGGAATTGCAAACAGGCCATGTTGATACTTCTGAAGTTATGGACAAAGTTGATGATCTAGATGGTGTGCAAAAAGAATATGCAGACGGAGATGATGAACACGAAATTTTAGAAATGCATGTAAATGCAGACGTACCAGGTTTTGAGGATCCTAACGGAATAAAATTACCTTACATAATTAGTATAGATAAATATTCTAATACAATCTTGTCAATAAGAAGAAACTATTTGCAAGATGATCCAATGATGAGAAAAATTTCTTACTTTGTACATTTTAAATTCCTCCCCGGATTAGGCTTTTATGGATTTGGCTTAATCCACATGCTAGGTGGATTGTCAAGAACTGCAACAAGTGTTTTGCGACAGTTAATTGATGCAGGTACTCTTGCCAATCTTCCAGCAGGATTCAAAGCAAGAGGCATGCGTATACGTGATCACGATCAAGCAATACAACCAGGTGAATTTAGAGATGTAGATGTGACTGGTAATTCTATACGTGAATCTTTGTTACCTTTACCATTTAAAGAACCATCGCAAACATTATTTGCATTACTCGGTTTTGCTGTTGATGCAGGTAAATCATTTGCTGCTATTGCAGACATGAAGATGGGTGAAGGTAATGAACAAAACCCAGTTGGCACTACACTTGCATTATTAGAACGTGGCACAAAAGTCATGAGTGCAATACATAAAAGATTACACTACGCACAAAAAGAAGAATTTAATTTACTAGCAAGAGTATTTCAATTGTATTTACCACCAGAATATCCGTACGAAGTTATTGGTGGTAACAGAATGATTAAACAAACTGATTTTGATGACCGTGTTGATATATTACCTATTTCAGATCCTAATATATTTTCTATGGCACAACGTATTACACTTGCACAACAACAGCTACAATTAGCAACATCTAATCCTAAAATGCATGACTTACGCGAAGCATACAGAAGAATGTACTCTGCTATGGGTGTAGATAACATTGATGCAATATTAAAACCAAATCCAGAAATGCCTGCACCTACAGGACCGGCAGCAGAAAATAGTGGCATTATGAGAGGTAACTTTCCAAAGGCTTTTCCTATGCAAGATCACATGGCTCATATTACAGCACACCAAGAATTTATGTTTACAAGAATGGTGCAAATCAACCCACAAGTTTATTCTGCATTACAAGCACATTTATCAGAGCATATAGCTTTGATGGCTGGAGAGCAAATACAACAAGAATTTGCTGAACCAATACAACAAATGCAACAAGCAATGCAACAAGCACAGCAAAATCCACAAGCAATGCAACAATTACAACAGCAACAAGCACAATTAACAAATCAAATGGCAGCAAAACAAGCACAAGTTGAAGCAAAATTAACAGCTGAGTTATCTGCAGCAGAAGAGGCACGTATGAGTAAAGAGCCTAAAGATCCTCTTGTTAAACTAAAACAACAAGAGATAGATTTAAAAGCTATGGAAACACAAGCTAGACTTGCAAAAGAAATTGCAATGGATCAAGAAAAATTAGATCTTGAAAGAGATAAATTAGAAACTGATACTGGTTTAGAAATTATGAAAATGGAAGCAGCAGCTGACAGTCAATCAAACACAGAAGCCATGACAGTTTTACGAGAAAATATAGTTTCAGCGCGTGAAGCAATGAAAGAACAATCCTCTGAAAAGATAGCGAGGCAAAATGCAAGACAAAATGAAAAGAAAACTGACCAAGATCAGTAACGCAATGTCAAAAATAGAAGACGCTGCTAGAACTGAAATAGCTACAACAGAGGATTTTATGCTTGTTTGTTCTGCTTTAATGGCAGTTACGCGTAACATGTACGTAGAAGGATTAGGTCCACAAGCCACTGTGCAAATGTTTGAAGCAGCAGCTGACAGTATAATGGTAACAGAAGAACTTTTATCGGAGTTTGGTGATTATGCTAAACCCACAATACATTAGGAGGAAACATGCCAAAAGTAGGTAGCCAACAATTTCCATACACATCAGCAGGTGTTAGAAGTGCTATGATGCATGCAAAAAACACTGGACAAAAAGTCAACATGATGAAAAAAGGTGGGAAAACGAAACGTCTTAAGAAAGGCGGTTCGATGAAAATGAAGAAAAAATAGGAGGTAACATGAATTTATTAAAAGATTTATGGGCACACTTAAAAGAATGGAGTGACTGGGGTATGAAAGACTGGATTAAAGCTGGTATCGTTGCAGTTATTGTTCTTGTTGTGCTTAATTCAATGATAGGCGGTTAATGAGCATACTAGGATTAAGTTCATTTACGGCAGATGACGATAGACGTCAATCTTACCAAGCTAATCAACAGCGTGCTGCAGTTAATGCAGCACGTGAGTTTGATGCTACTTTTGGTAATCCTAAATATGTCATGTCACAACCTGCAGAGTTTTATACTAACAGGGACAACCTTGCTAAAATAAAACCAACTTTAGTTGCAATGAAAGGCAACAAAGATTTTTATACAACAGATCAAAACGAAAGCCGTAACATGTACCAAATGCTCATGAATAAAATGAAAGGTGGGCAAGGTGCAGAGATGATAGACACAAGAGGCTTGCCTGCAGGTGCGTATAGAACAGGTAGAACTTTATTCCAAGATCCATCTAAGTCAGCAGGTTTTTTAGGTGATATGTCATCCATGTTTTTACGCACACCAAACCCTGCTGCAGTAAGAGTAAACACATATAATCCTTTTCCTAAAGCTGGTTTTGGAAAAGAATTTTATGAAAAAGAATTTCCAATAACAAGTGCATTTTCTAACGCAATGGAAAAAATAGAAAATTTACCTACTCTGCAATTAATAAAAAGTTTTTTACCGCAAAGAAACAAACCAGTATTAGAAAGAGATCCTGACTTTGTAAAAACAGATGAGGAATTAGCAGAAATGGGAGCGTATGAATCATTACCTATGTTAGAGTTTAATGATCTTGACCCTGACATGAGCACTGTTGATGTATTAGATCAATCACCATCAGGACCATTTAGTGAAGAATATGAAATGTTAGAAGCGTATAATCGTGGTGAATTTCCTGCAGGTGAATTTGTTGCTCCTAATTTTGGACAAGACCAATTAACTTCAGAAGAAATAAGAGATTTATTAGAATTTTATAGCACAGATCAAATAAAAAATGGTTTACAAGCAGGTTTAACTTACGAAGACATGATTGAATTTACTACAGGAAATATAGGTTCAGAGAACCCTTTGCAAAATTAATGCCAGGTTACGATTATAAATACGATAGCGGAGATACAACTGGATCTAGCACTGGATCTAGTTTTGGAGCCGTAGGCGGATATACGCCTCCACCTAGTAGTGGTGGATCTTCTTATTATTCTGGTAACAACAATAATAACAGTAGCAACAATAACACCACATACTACGACCCTAAAGCAAATGAAGATGCAGGGGTTTATGAAGAAAATAAAAATTTATATGATTCTTTAAAAGATACTTATACCCCACCAGAAAAAACATACGGACCAGGAATTGCAACACCTGGTGAAACAGGTTACGCTTTTACCAAAGCTAATCCAGCGATATTAAAAGGAATAGATCCAAAAATTTTAGAATTTTTTGGCTACAAAGGTGGACCTAATATTCCTGTAGAACTTCTTAAAATGATTATGGAAGGTTCTATTATGGGTGGACCTGAAGCAGGAAATGTTGCAGGACCTACATACAGTGATATTGAAAAAGCTAGAACAGATCCTAATAATCCATACGCAGCCTTCCAAAGTTTTTATGACAGAATAATGCAACAAAGCAACTTGATTGATATAACTCAATCAGGTGGTGGTGGAGGTAGCGGCCGTGGTGGTCGAGGATATGGTTATGGTTATGGATATGGTAGTGGAAATTTTAGATATGGGGGTGGCCTAGATAGACTAAGATATGCACATCCTTTTAAAAACAAAAATAATCTTGGTTCTGAAATTGCAGCAGCAATTGCAAATAGAACTTCATCACCACCTATTAATCAATTTTTATTCACTCAAATGTTGCGTAGAATGCCAGGTGGTGGTATAACGGAGTTAATATAATTATGTGGCAGTTATTAGCAAAACCATTATTAGGAGTTGCCGTTGATGGCATCAAAGGCTTCGTAGAAACCAAAAAATTAAATGGCGAAGTCAAGATTGCAAAAATTAAGGCAGAAAAAAAGAAACAAGAAGACATAGCAGCAGGTAAAATTAAATGGGAAGCTGCAATTTTAATTTGCCTACTGGCGCCAGCCGTAGCAGTCTTTGTGCCTAGTTGGACACCACATATAAAAGCAGGATTTGATGCCTTGCATTCTTTACCAGATTATTATAAACATCTTTTATATTTAGCATGCTCAGTAAGCTTTGGGGTTAAAGCCGGACCTGTAGCAATGAATTTTTTTAAAAAGGGGAAATAATTATGAAAAAAATAGATCCAAAAAAACAAAAAGGATTAGCTGCACTTAAGAAAAAAAATCCTGAAGTGGTTGCTAAAATGGGCTACAAAAAGAAAGGTGGCAAACTTAAAAAAATGATGGGTGGCGGAACAATGGGTAGAACTATGATGAAGCCAAACATGATGTATAAAAAAGGAGGCAAAGGTAAAAAATGAGTGTGCCTAAAGGATATCATAAAACAAAAGATGGCAGAATTGCTAAAAAAGGTTTGTATTACTACATGAACAAAGCTAAAAAATCTGGCAAAAGCAGACCAGGTAAAGGCACAGTAACAGACAAAGCATTAAAAGAATCTGCTAAAACGGCTAAAAAACCTACAAAGAAGAAAAAGAAAAGAACTTAATGCAAGATGAAACGGCAATCTACATAATCTTGAAAAAGATTAGGTTGCGAAAAGAGGAGTTGAAAGAAGTTGTTGCAACTGGATTACCCAGTTGGGATGAATATAACAAAACCGTAGGACAGTTTACTGCCTATGCAATAATGGAACAGGAGATTCAAGACCTGCAGAAAGACGAGGAAAATAATGACGGACAAGGAACTACCAAAACGTAGATTTGCGTTAGAAGAAAAAGATTTGTCAGTAGAAGCTGACGAAAACAATAAAGTAGCAGAAGAAAAAGAAAATAAATTTCTTAAAAAAATACAAGAAGATGCTACAAAAGATATAGAACATTTACCCACAGAAAAAGTACTAGAACGGTTGCCTGATCCAACAGGTTGGCGCATGTTAGTTTTACCGTACAAAGGACAAGGTAAAACAAAAGGTGGTGTAATATTAACAGATGAAACAATGCAAGAACGTGGCTATACAACAGTCACAGGTTTGGTTCTTAAACAAGGACCAGATTGTTATACAGATAAAGAAAGGTTTCCAAATGGACCTTGGTGTAAAGTAAATGATTGGATTATATTTGGTCGTTACGCCGGTTCTAGATTTGGGATAGAAGGTGGAGAAGTGAGGATACTTAACGAGGACGAGATAATTGCTGTGGTAAAAGACCCAGAGGATATCTTGCAATTTAGAACTTAACAGGAGGATAAATGCCTGCAGAAGCACAAACGAAAGTAGAAGCACAATCTGAAGCTGAAGCAAAAATGGTAGATCTGCCATCTGACGGACCTAGTGTTGATGTTACAGTACCAGAAAATTCTACAAAAACTATTAATCCTGATGTTGAACAAGAAACCACTGAATCACAAGAGGTAGTAAAAGACACTGCATCTACCGAAGAAATGGACGACTATGGTAAAAAAGTTCAATCCAGGATAGATAAATTAACAAAAAAATTAAGAGAAGCTGAAAGAAGAGAACAAGCTGCAATAGAGTTTGCCCAAGGTGTACAGCAAAAAACCAAAGACTTACAAACTAGAGCAAAAACTTTGGACAGTGGATATATAACAGAGTTTGCAAGCCGTGTAGAAGCTGAAACAGCAGAAGCTAAAAAAGCATTAAAAGCTGCCGTAGAACTAGGAGATAGTGATGCACAAGTAGAAGCACAGCAAAAATTAGCACGACTTGCCATAGAATCTGAACGTGTAAAATCTACACAAGCACAACGTGAAAGATTGAAAAAGGAAATGGAGGCACGTGGAGTTAATCCTAACCAACCACAAATGCCTAATCCTCAACAAATGCAGCCACCTGCAGCACCACCTCCACCGCCAGATCCAAAGGCAGAGGCTTGGGCTGATAAGAACAAGTGGTTTGGTGAAGATGAACCTATGACCTTGACTTCTTTCTCAATTCATCGTAAACTGATGGAAGAAGGATACGATCCGTCATCTGATGACTATTACAATGAAATAGACAAAAGAATGAAGGATACATTCCCTCACAAGTTTGAACAAAGTTCAGAAAAGTCAACGCCAAGTCAGGCTGTTGCTTCTGTTAACAGAGGTAACCCTGCACAAACGCGCAAAGGTACTGTGAGACTCACACCGTCACAGGTAGCCATAGCAAAAAAATTAGGTGTGCCACTACAAGAGTATGCGAAGTACGTGAAGGAGTAGGCATATGAATACAAATACAAAAACTAAACTACCATCACGCGAGTCTGAAAATAGGTCTAAGAGAGAACGACCTAAGGTATGGACTCCACCGTCACAACTAGATGCACCACCTGCACCTAACGGTTTTAAACACCGTTGGATTAGGGCCGAAGCAGTAGGACAGATGGACCAAAAAAATGTGTCCGCTAAACTACGAGAAGGATGGGAATTTGTGAGAGCAGATGAATATCCGGAAATGGAATGGCCTGCAATTGATTCAGGTAGATACGAAGGTGTTATAGCTGTTGGAGGTTTAATGCTAGCAAGAATCCCTGATGAGATTGTTGCACAACGTAAAGCTTATTTTGAGCAATTAACTCAAGACAAAGACGAAGCTGTTGCAAACGATCCTATGAAGGACCAACATCCTAGCATGCCAATCTCGAAAGAGAGAAGTTCTCGCGTAACTTTTGGTGGTAAGAAAACCTAATAAGATTTTTAACACTCAGTTACAAAATTTTGACAATACTTGAGGTAAGTGTTGTTATAACAATTTATGTAAGGAGATAATCATGGCTAATCAAAATGCGCCATTCGGCATGAGACCAGTGGGTAGATT